CGCCTCGAAAGACAACATCGCAAGTCAACCGTGAGGTTGACCTGTGGTGGAACGCTTCCGAGGCGGCACTTGGGAGAGCCACCCCCACCCGTAAGGGGGGAGCGGCTCAAGTGACGCCTCGCGGAGACCGTCAGGTCTCTGCGTTCTCTGGGTTGGCACCCCATCGTCCCCCCCCCCACGCCCAACGGTTGCTCGTTGGGTGCTGGGAATCCCTTCTGTCGGTCATCATCGCCCGCCGCGGTGGTCTGAGCTGGGGGAACCGGTTCCAGAATTGGAGGAAACTCCAACTCCAGAAACTGGCCCTCTGGCTCGTGACGACCGGGACCCATTCGGGTCCCGCCTTCCCGATCGCCTTCGTTAAGAAGGCGGCCGGTCAGGCGCGGCAGACGGTGATTGAGGGCGTCCCGCTTGGGAGCGAAGCTCGGTTCCTGACGAGGCTCATGCCTGGCATGAGCGATCGTAAGGGGCTCGAGCAACTCTCCTACTGCGGTCGCGCCCTTCCGGAAGGGGATCATCGTGTTGCTGAGAAGAGCCTCGCGGCCCATCTCAAAAACATGACGACCCCCCACCGGACCGACCCTGAGTTGCTCTCTCGAGCCCGCGCCTATGCGCGGTCGTTCGCGGAGGCCAACCTGGGTGACTACAAGGATCCTAGGATCTCTTGTAGCCCCAGTGCGGTCTTCGCTCACGGCCGTTCGAAGGGCGGGTGCCGTGAAGCTGTGCGACGGAAGCGCCGGGAACTTGTTCCCAGCGCAACCGAGGCCCAGTTTGGGGGCTTCCTTGGTGACAAGGAGGTCCTCATCTCACGGTACAACTCAGGATCCCTCCCCCTGCTCAAGGCAGCGACGTTGGCTTGCGCCACGACGCCTGTCCTTGAGCACCGTGTCTGTACCATCCCCGAGAGGGGCTGGAAACGAAGAATCGTTTCCGCACCTCCCGAGGAAGCCTCTCTGGCCGGCGGTGCTCTAAACTCGAAGCTGCTCGCAGCTTTGAGGAGAGAGCCCCGCTGCTTCTGGTTCCTGCAAGGGGACCGGAAGCGCGCCGTAGAGGACGCCGCCCGGGGCCACACTAGTGGGTTCCGGGTGGTGTCTACAGACCTCACGGCGGCCACGGACGCCCTACCACATGATCTTGTGGCGGCGGTCGTCCAGGGCCTGGCGGAGGGATGGAAGGGGATCCCAGACGAAGTAGCGGAGGTCCTGTTCTCCCTCACGGGACCGCAGGTCCTCCACTACCCAGACGGCCAAGTGGTCACCTCTAGAAGGGGTGTATTGATGGGTCTCGGGCCTTCGTGGCCCTTGATGTCCATCATACACCTCTTCTGGGTTGACTACTCGGCGTCCGGCCTTGGCCCGGAGGCGGTCAGGGCCGGTCACTTCAACACTGCCATAGGCGGTGATGACTTGATCGGCTTCTGGCCGCCATCACTCTTGAAGGCCTACCGTAGCACAGTAACGCGCTGCGGAGGCTCCTTCTCGAAAGGGAAGGACTTCGAGAGTGGTTCCTCAGGTAACTTCACCGAGATGTCCTTCGACGTCACGGCGAGGTCTCCCGGGGTTCCGGGCAAGGTTCGCTGGATGGGGGGGATCCCGACCAAGGGTCTCACTGACCTCTCTCTCGATCTCGAGGGAGAGGCCTTTGAGGCCTTTGGATCCGACGCAGGAAGGGGGTCGAAGGCGCGGCGAGTGATCGCCACGCTCCGACCCGCGAGCTGGAGACGTTGCCGTGAAAACGGTGTCGTCCCCTGCATGCCTCGCGCCCTTGGGGGCGCGGGCCTTCCTCCGCGACGTGGCGCCGTCGCAAGGGTCTCAGGACCCTTGTGGCTACGCCTGGCCGTCGGCCGGCTCCTTTATGGGGCCGGTAACGACCGGGTCCCCCTGACCCCGCCCTCTTGGGTGGAGTCTAGGGACCGCGTCGCGGTGCTCTCTCGAGCGGCGGCGGATTCGACTTTGGAGCAGGAGGAGGCCTTCGGCATGATCCATTTCACAACGGATCCCGCCGAGGCCCCCGGGAAGATGTTGGTCTCGGACTGGTTACAGAACGAGGCCTCCCTCTTCACCGCTTCTCGTCTTTTCGACGACAAGCCCCTCCCCCCTAGTCGATCGGGCCTTGCCGATCCCCGCGCCCACGGCCGCCTTGTGCGGAAGTGGGCGAAGGGAAAGACAAGGGAAGGGGTGCCGACCAGTCTGGCGATCCGGGATAACAGGAACTCCCGTTATTCCCTGCTCGCCAGACTGGCCCGGAACCGCGCCTCGTGGTGGGTAGCCCCGTCTTTCGACGAGTCTGCCTACTACGGCGGCGAGGTGCCGGTCTAGAGCGTCCATCGCACGTGAGTGCACAATGG